AGGAGTTTGATAATGCGGTTTGGGCGCGTAATGGAAACGGTGCTGCGGCGGTCCCTGTTGTGACCGCGAATGCCGGTATATCGCCGGACGGCACTATGAACGCAGACCGTGTTCAGTTTGACTGCACCGACAACACCAACACCAATAACCGCAGTTCCCTCGTCCAGTCGGTAACTGTAGTCAACGCCGCGCCGTACAGGGGTAGCCTTTACGTTAAAGCGTTTGACGCTGGAAATGTTGGAAAGACGATCCGCATCACAAGTGACGGCCTTGGGACGGTAGTCGCCACCCTTACTGCGAATTGGACTCGCGTTGAGTTTGGCGGAACTTCGACTTTCACCGTCACCAACTACATCATCGAATGCCGCGGAACCTACACGACGCAGACCGCTGACGTGTTGATCTGGGGCGCTCAACTCGAGGCCGGCGCCTTCGCCACCAGCTACATCCCCACGGTGGCTTCGCAGGTTACGCGGACGGCGGATCTGGCCACGGTCACGGGGGCGAACTTCTCGCGGTGGTATAATCAGTCGGCCGGAAGCTTTGTTGTTGAGTTCCAGACTGTGCAGTCTGCCACTGCCATAGCCCGCAACATTGTCGGCTTTGATAGCAGCAACAGCAAGCTGGTCGTCTACATTGCCAGCACCGGAACACAGGCCGGAACTTGGGACGGATCGGCGGCTGTTACCGCGTCCGGCAGTGTTGTTTCCGGCACCCCCAAGGTGGCGATGGCCTACTCAGCGTCTGACCGTGCTATTACAACGAACGGCGGGACGGTCGCCACGGGCGCAGCCCCGGCGGCAGGCTTTACGGCTTCAACAATCCTCAACATTGGTGGCACTACCGGGAGTGGGCTTGTGAACGGCCACCTCCGCCGCATCCGCTATTATCCGACGCGGCTTTCGAATACCCAGTTGCAGGCGCTCACGGCGTAAGGAGAAACAACAATGGATCTGTACCTTCGAGCGGCTGATGAGGCTGCAATGAACGCGGAACTTCTGGCAGCTGGATTGATCACCACGCAGGTCATTTCGGTTCAGACCGGTGAGGATGAGGACGGCAACCCGGTGACCGAGGACGCTACCGTGCTAGTCCCGGTTGCCGGCGTGAATCTGGATGTCATTGGTCCGATCACCAAGTGGGACTACACTGTGGACCCGCCGGTTGAGATCGTTTACCCTGAGTGGCACGTCAACGTGCGGTCGTACGACCTCACCGAGGAGCAGCTTGCTGGTCTGGCTGACGTGATGATCATCCCGCCGGAGCTTCCGTTCCGCGTCTGGGCATAACGAGGTACGGGCGATGACGACCAGCGGCACTTACGATTTCGTCGACTCTGAGCAGATCGACATCGTGACCGAGGCGTATGAGCGCATCGGCCGCAATCCGTCGTCCCTGTCCTCGCAGGACATCGACAGCGCGCGGCGCTCGATCAATTACCTCTTCTCGGATTGGGCGAACGATGGCCCGAACCTGTGGGAGGTGGATCTCGTTGCGCTGCCGCTGGTCGCTGGTCAGCAGTCCTACACGTTGGACCCTGAGACCGTGTACATCATTCAGGCGTACACGCGGGTCACGACCGGTGGGGTGAACAACGACCTCATGATCCAGCCGATCAGCCGCGCGGAATACGCCGCGATCCCGAACAAGGCTCAGGCTGGTCAGAGGCCCTTCCAGTATTACTTCCAGCGCACGGCGACGCCGAGCCTCTTTATCTGGCAGGTTCCGGACAGCAACAACGTGACGCTGTACTACTACCGGATGAAGATCCAGCAGGACGCCGGCGCGTTCACGAACACCCTCGACGGCAACAACCGCTGGATGGAGGCAATTGCTTCCGGGCTTGCGATGAAGCTGGCCACGAAGTTCGCCCCTGACCGGCTCGCCATGCTGATCCCTCAGTACGAAGCGGCTTACGCGCGAGCAAAGGCTGAGGATCGCGAGCGCGTCCCGCTGCGCATCAGCATTGATGGGTGGGCCTGCTGATGCAGTACGCACACGGAAAGGGGCGCAAGCGCAGGACGAGTCCGAGGTTCGACCGTCGCGATCCTCATGGCCTCGCGATCTGCGATGGCTGCGGCTTCCTCGTCCAGCACACCCATCTCCGAGAGAAGCACGATTACCGCGGTGGCACCACGCCGGTCGGTATCCAGCTGCGCGTCTGCGCGTCCTGCGATGACGTGCCGCAGCCGTACTATCGCCGCCTCCTTCTGCGCCCGGATCCGATCCCGCTGCAAAACCCTCGACCTGACACGCAGGATGCTGCTACTAATGCGCAGACCGCAGCCGCTGACGCGGCGTCGGACGCGCTCAACATTCTTTATGGATTGAAGTGATGGCCGAGATCAGAATCAGCGAGCTAACCCCGGAAGCGACCCTCAATGGGACGGAGCTCGCCGAGCTCTCGAAGCTGGTCGGCGATGCGTATTACAGCGTCAGCGGCACGACCGCGCAGATCGCCTACGCTGGCACGAAGTATGGATCGTTCTACGACCTGACCGACCAGACCGGCAGTGTGTCGGCTGCGACCTCGGTGAAGTTCGGTACCACCGACATCGGGACAAACGGGGTGACCGTCGTCTCTGACGGCACCTCTCTGACCCGCATCACCTATGCCGCTGCCGGCACGTACATGCTGGCGCCCAGCCTGCAGTTCGAGAACAGCGATAACGCTGACCACGACGTGACGGTGTGGTTCGCCAAGAATGGAACCTCGATCCCGTCGTCAGCCACCCGCATCACGGTCCCCAAGGCCACTGACGGCGGCGCCGGCTTCTTCCAGATCGTGTTCTATGCCACGGTCGCCGCGAACGATTACATGACCGTCCAGTGGCTGCCAGAGAACGCGGCCGTCACTATCGCGCATACCGCTGCTGGTGCAATTGCCCCCGCCGTCCCGTCGGCTATCATGGTCACCGAAAGGATCGGACTGTGATCGAGCAGCTGATCGCCCGCGTATTCCACTCCCGGAACGTCAGCCACTGGTCGCACTGGCGGACCAAGAGCTACGCTGAGCATCAGGCTCTGGGTGATTTCTATGATGGCGTGATCGATGCCCTCGATGCGCTGATCGAAGCTTATCAAGGTAAGAATGATCTGGTCGGACCCATCCCCCAACCGGATAGCAAGGGGTCCGATGTTCTCGCCCTACTTCAAGGGGATGCTGATTGGATCGAAGCTAATCATGAGGAGATTTGTGGTGGCGACCGTGCTATCGCAAACCTCATCGATGAGCTGAGGAGCCAGTACCTCAGCGCGATCTATAAGCTACGTTTCTTGAAGTAGGGATAGCGTGATGGACTTTCAGGTGCTCTTCAATGTTGCTGTATGCGTTGCGGGATTTTTTGGGGGATGGACCCTCAACCGCATCTATAGTGCCATTGACCGGTTGGACGGCGACGTGAGGAATATGCCGATGACGTACGTCACCAAGGACGACTGGAAGGACGCCATGAAGGAAATGAAGGACGAGATGCGCAATGGGTTCGACAAGATCGACACATCGCTCGGGTCCATTTACAAGCGTCTGGAGCGCAAGGAGGATAAAGCATGAGTGATTTCAAACTGAGCTTCCGCTCGCGCCAGAAGATGGAAGGCCTCCATCCCAAGCTGATTGCCGTCATCGAGCGCGCCATCGAGATCACCAAGCAGGACTTCACCGTCATCGAGGGCGTGCGCACCAAGGCGCGCCAGCAGGAGCTCTACGATCAGGGCCGCAAGACGCCGGGCCCGATTGTGACGTGGACGCTGAACTCTCGCCACCTTCCCGGAAAGGATGGCCTTGGGCGCGCTGTCGACATCGCGCCCAGCCCGCTCGACTGGAACGACCTGAAAAAGTTCGACGCCATCGCGGACGCGATGTTTGCGGCGGCGAAGGAGCTGAAGGTGAAGCTGCGCTGGGGCGCTGACTGGGATAGCGACGGGAAGCGCCGTGAGCGCTCGGAGCATGATTCGCCCCACTTCGAGATCGACGTCAAGTAAGGAGCAGTACCATGAACCGTGATCAACTCTTCGGCATCATTCGCACCCTTGCAGCAGCTGGCTTCGGCTTTCTGGCTGGCAAGGGATACATCGACGGCGCATCCGCCGAGGCGCTGGCTGGCGCAGTCGCCACCATTGGCGTCGCCATCTGGTCGGTGGTCTCGAAGAAGCCCGCCGAATGATACGCTTTCTGACGCTCATCCTGTCGCTGATCGAACGCCTGTTCAATGAATGGGATCGCACGAAGCTGCGGCAGGAGGGGCGCCAGCAGGCAATCAAGGAGGCAGAGGATGAAGTTCAACGTCAGGTCGAACTTGCTGAGCATGTTGGCGCCGTTGTTGATCCTGAGTACGACAAGCGCGTGCGTGCACGGTTCGACGCCGCCGCCCGCGGCGAATAGCTTCTGCGCCGTCGCCAAGCCGATCTTCTACGACAGTCGGGCGGACAGCTCCGGTACCGTGAAGCAGGTTGAGGAGCACAACCGGCGGTTCGTGTGTCTGTGCGAGGGGGACTGTCCTAACCCCGAGAAATAATGTAGGGTGAGCCATGCCTGCTGCAATGACATACACCAGTCTGCTCAATGATCTCCGCGCCTACCTCGAGCGCGGCGACTCTCTTGCGACTGACCCCACCGTTTATGAGCAGCTCCCCAGCCTGATCAACCTTGCTGAGCGGCGCCTTGCGCGAGAGCTGAAGATCCAAGGAACCGTCTCGGCGGTGACCGCCGCCCTGCAGGCTGGCGTCTCGGTATACGCTAAGCCTGACCGGTGGCGCGAGACGGTCAGCATGAACTATGGGGCTGGCGTCAGTCAGAATGACCGGACGGAGATCTTCCCGCGCTCATACGAATACTGCCGCAAGTACTGGCCGAACGACACCGCGACCGGCAACCCGCGCTTCTATGCCGATTACGATTACACCCACTGGCTGATCGCGCCTACGCCGTCGACCAACGCCCCCTTCGAGGTGCTGTATTACGAGCAGCCGGCATACCTAGACGACGCCAACCAGACGAACTGGTGGACCGAGTACGCCCCGCAGGCGCTGCTCTATGCATCGCTGCTTGAGGCCGCTCCGTTCCTGAAGAACCAAGATTCTATCCAGATCTGGGAAGGCTTCTACAACCGCTGCATCGCGTCCCTGAATGGCGAGGACATTCGCCAGATCGCTGACCGCGGCATTATTCGCCGGGAAGATTGAGGTAAGATATGACCACTTCGTACACCAACATCTTCGGCGGTAC